GATCTTGAACGTATCTTCAGTATCAATGAGGCTGACGAGATTAAAAAGTTAGTAGGCTACAAAGAAAAGTACAAAGAGTAGTTGACAGCACTGTAGGTTTCGTATTAATCTATAAGTATGGAGGTAAGGTTATGACACCAGAATTAGAGAGACACCTTCAAGAGATGGGTGTTGTAGTTATCCAACCAAAGGTGCAGGTCAAGCGAGATGATAGACTTGACTACTCATTCAAAGATCCACGAGATGCAAACGGAGAGGTTCCCTTCTAATGATTAAAGCAACATACATTGACCACATGGGTAATGATCTAACGGTAGCTAACGCTGCACGGGTGTCATTCGGTAAGACAAGCGAGATGGAAGACGATCCGTGGGGACCACCTAAGCTCAAGGCAAAGGACGATAAGCTGATCCGATACCTAGCCAAGCACAAGCACATCAGCCCTTTCGGTCATTGCTTCGCATCCTTCCACGTTAAAGCTCCGATCTTTGTAGCTCGACAGTTAGTGAAGCATAAGTTCCTGCGCTGGAATGAGATCAGTCGCAGGTATGTCGATGATGAACCTGAGTTCTACACTCCTTACGCATGGCGTGGACGCAGTGCCGACAAGAAGCAAGGCTCTGATGGTGTAGTAAATGTAGGTGATTGGGGTAGCTCAGGTTGGGCAGCACTTAAAGCATACAAAGACCTTCTGGCGCAGGGTGTAGCACCAGAACAAGCCCGTATGGAACTCCCACAGTCTACTATGACTGAGTGGTACTGGTCAGGTAGCCTTGATGCCTTCGCTGATATGTGTAACCTACGCTGCAAGTCTGACACACAGGCAGAGACACGGGTAGTTGCACAACAGATTGACCAGAAGATGATTGAACTATTCCCTGTATCGTGGGATGCACTGACGGAGGATGATGATGCCTAAACTGTATGACTTAGAGCCTATGATCTTGGACTGTTGGCGTGTATGTAATGACCTTGAGACAGTGTTCAAACAGATAGGTGACGGTGAACGTGAACCTACACATGACGAGATGATGAACACCTTGATGGGTATGCAACAACTATACGAGTGGAAGTTTGAGCAGTTGTTCAACAAGTATGGGGAGGTATTCCGTGATAAAGAGTGAATGGGATCGTCTAGTAAAAGAACGTGAAGACTTTAAGGAGAGTGTGTTGGCAGAGCATACAGCAGACATCGTGAATGAGCCTAAGCACTACGCACGGTGGATCATTGAGCCTATCACATACATCATGCGTAATGGCTTTGAGTTCTGGCGTGGGAATATCATTAAGTATGCCAGTCGTGCAGGGTACAAACTGTACGAGGGTATGGATCAAGTGCAGAGTGAGATCACAGACCTTGAGAAGGTCATACGATACTCACAGATGCGTATCAATCAACTTAAAGGCGAGGATAAGCTATGATACCTGTAGGACAACTAAGACTGTTACTCACTAAGGCTGGGCTAGAGTATAAGATTACTCGTGTTGAAGGTAACGTAGCACACGTTAACATTATTGTAGCGGAGCAGCCAGATGTACACAGTTGAGTTCGAATCAGATGCCTCTGTTGTAGTAATCATGGACGAGGCAGATAGGCACGAGGATGTTGAGGTAGTCTTAACAGATAACAATGAAGTCTACATCCGACAGTACGAGGAATCACTTGACAGTCACGAGTTAATCTGTATGTCATACCAACAGCTAATGGATCTTGTAGCATCCATAAACTCTTCGGAGGGTATGTTTAAGCTACAGTTTGTGAGGGGATAATGCAAGCACAAGAGATAACACACCAGCCATGCCCTCACCAAGACTGTGAGAGTTCTAATGCCTTTGCTTATAACCCTGACAAGATGCTAGGCTTCTGCCATAGCTGCGACAAGAGCTACCCATCAAAGGGTATGTCTCTCAAGAGTTGGGCTAAGGATACATACCCATTGAAGGACACAGGACACATGGTAAACAGAGAACCAGTAGAGATCGAAGGTATCGGAGGGTTCGTAGACTACCGGGGTGTACGCAAGGACACTATGGAATGGTACGGTGTTAAGACATTCGGTAACAACCAAGTCTACACCTACCCTAGTGGCTCCCGTAAGGTACGCAACATCAATGACAAGGCCTTCAAGACAGACAAAGGGTTCAAGACTGACGAGCTGTTCGGTATGGATAAGTTCAACTCAGGTTCATCTAGGTCTGTTGTAGTATGTGAGGGTGAGTTAGATGCACTATCTGCTTTCCAGATGCTCGACAAGAAGTACCCTTGTGTGTCTGTGCCCAGCGCAACACCTAACCAGAAACTATGGCAAGGTAAGGCGAAGGAGTGGTTAGACAGCTTCGATAAGATCATCTTGTCTGTTGACAATGACCAAGCAGGTAAGTCTCTCGCAGCTAAGATCGGTGCCTTGTTTCCTAACAAGACCTACGAGATTATCCATGACAAGTTCAAGGATGCTAATGAGTTCTTGCAAGGTAATGCTAAGGCAAGCTACCAAGCTGCGTTCTATAACTGCAAGCGGTACTCACCTGACAACATCCGTAACACAACGGAGCAGTTCCTTGAGTTGTTCGATAAGAAGGATGATGCAGTCTATGTATCGACAGGCATCGAATCGTTTGATGACGTAGCACTAGGCCTCATGCAAGGACACTTCACTGTGTTCCAAGCACCTGAGGGTATCGGTAAGACAGAGTTCATGCGATACCTAGAGTACTACATTCTGACTGAGCACAAGCATCTTAAGATTGCTATATGCCACCTAGAGGAGACAGAGAAACGAGGTGTGCTAGGGCTTGTGTCGTACCACCTCAACAAGAACCTCACTCGCCGTGACCTGATCGAAGAGCACGACATGGAGGAAGATGTTAAGAGGGCTATCACTGAGTTGACCGCAGAGGAGAGGTTGTATCAGTTCCAGATAGCAGTTGACGAAGACCCTATGGACATCCTAGAAAAGATCAGGTACTTTCGTGAGGCGTGTGGTGTGGACTATGTGTTCTTTGAACCCATCCAAGACCTAGCCTACTCACGCAAGGGTGACGAGTCAGTAGAGAAATGGTTGTCTGCTTTGTCAGTACAGCTGTCTCGCCTAGCCTCTGAGCTTAACGTAGGTATCGTAACCATTGCACACGAGAACGATGATGGGCAGGTACGGGACTGTAGGACTATATCTAAACGTGCCTCTGTTGTAGTTAAACTACAGAGAGACAAGATGTCAGAGGATCGTGATGAAAGAAACACAACACAACTCTTGCTTATCAAGAACAGACCAGCAGGTAAGACAGGATTCGCAGGTAAGCTCAGGTTCGAAGAGACAACCTTCAAGCTCACAGAAGATAGGGGACGATGGACTTGACCCCTTCGATGATACGACACATTGGATAGGGAAGATGGAATGATAGTATTCGCAGACATAGAAACAGAAAGCCTAGATGCTAAGAAGATCTGGTGCATCTGCACTAAAGAGAAAGACACTGGTGTCGTTAATGAGTTCCTTAATTTACACATAGACATGGCTGAACGTGCAAGGTTTGTCGAGTACGCTAAGAAAGTTACCCGGTGGGTAGGTCATAACTTCATTAACTTCGATGGGCCTGTCATCAACAGGATCGTAGGACCAGTGATCGACATGACTAAGATCGTTGACACACTTGTAGTGTCCATGTCTGTTGACTTCGGCATAGGCTCACACAGCCTAGCCACATGGGGAGAGAAGCTAGGTTACCCTAAGGATAACTTCAAGGACTTCGAGGGTGGCCTCACACAAGAGATGTTAGCCTACTGCCATCGTGATGTAGAGGTGACTGAGCAGTTGTTCAAACACTTCTCTTCTCAGATCAAAGACAAGGCTTGGTCACAAGCTATGCGTCTTGAGCATGACGTAGCAATAATCTGCCAAGAGATGCACGAGGGTGGCTTTGAGTTCGACATCGACAACGCAGAGGCAATGCACCTAGAGATTACTAAGAGGCTACAGGAACTAGAGGAACGTATCCATCAGGCCTTCCCACCAAAGCTAGAGGTAGTTAAGGAGATCAAGTATCGAACCAAGGCAGATGGTGAGTTGTTCAAGAATGTATCAGAAGCAATCAACACATACCCTAAGACTGAGATTGTAGGAGACATGCTGTTGTGTTACGACTACATCACATTTAACCCCGGCTCTACTAAGCAACGTGTTGAGAGACTATGGGATGCTGGTTGGAACCCGGTGGACAGAACAGTAGGACATCGTATGGCTCTACGAGATGGTAACCTAGACAAGCTAGACTACTACAACAAGTATGGCTGGACAGTATCAGAGGAGAACCTAAAGACCCTTCCTAAGAGCGCCCCTGAGGGGGCACATGCTCTCGCTGAGTGGCTTACCCTAGAAGGACGTAGAAGCACCCTCTCAGAGTGGCTACAGGCGTTCTCACATAGCAATGACACCCGTATCCACGGTAGCTTCATGCACATCGGGTCATGGACAGGACGTATGGCACACCGTAACCCTAACATGGGCAACATCCCTAGTGTGTTTCATGGTGAGCCTAAGACAGCAGTAGAGAAGGTTAAGTCAGACTATGATGGTAGGTTCAGAGACCTATGGACTACACCAGAGGGTTGCCATCTTGTAGGTACAGATGCCTCAGGTATCCAGCTTCGTATTCTTGCTGACATCATGGAGAGTAAGCAGTACATCAAGGCTATCATA